AGTTATTATACCACATATTATCATTGATGTCAAGCAAAATCCGAATAAAATCCAGTTTTCTTGTCCTAAACAAGAACCTCCGCAATCTTCAATTGAACCAACTGCCATAATGGCAGAAAGTATAGTTATCATAGCAAAAAATGTACTCATAGTGTTTTGTCCTCTCTTTTTTGTTAACTTATACATACATAATACAACACTTATTAATCAATGTCAAGCAAAAAACGAGCAAAATGCCAAAAAAAACACATTTTTCTTACTTTTTTTTACTTTGTTCGCTTTTTGTTCTTACAAATTGCTCAATCAAGGTAGAAAAATGTAAATTTACGCCAGATTACAAAAAAATTAGCGAATCAATTGAAAACGGAATACGAAATGACCGAGAAATTGAAGTAAGAGCAGGTAATTTTGCGTGTCCTTTTTAAAAATCAACTAAATATACTTAACAAAAGGATTTTATGGCATTACAGAAGCTCGGTACGAGTGGCTATAACAAACCTAAGGGAAAAAAGTCTTCCCAAGGGGTTAGAAAAAAGATGATTAAGAAATCATCAATGAATAAGAGTAAAAAAAGAAGTTGGAAAGCGTATAACGGTCAGGGAAAATAGTGGAAGGTAAATTTGTTGTCAAAATTAACAATAATCTCCACACCTATACTCAATATGATGAAATTCCTAATGAGATAGGTGCGGTCATATCTTTTGAGCCTAATTATCCTACTCCACCACATACAGAAGAAGAACATAATTACATAGAAACCTTTAACAACAAATTAAAACAATTAATGGAGAGAGAATGCCTGCGGTTACGAGGATAGGAGACGCTGATGTTGCTCATTGTTCAGGAATGTCAAGAGCAGTCGGTAGTCCAAATGTCAATGCTAACGGTATAGCAGTTAGTAGACAGGGAGATGTTAATACAACTCACTTACTACCTGGTGTGCCTTGTCCTGCCCATGCTGCCCCTATAGCGAGTGGTAGTAGTACGGTGTTCATTAATGGTAAAGGTTGTGGTCGTGTTGGTGATGGTATTTCAGGTTGTACGAGTGTAGCCGCAGGAAGTCCAAATGTCTTTGCTGGTTAGTGTATAAATATTAGTACAAAGGAAAAACTATGGCATTCTACGATTCAAAAGCAAGTACAAGTAAGAAAAGAGTAAACAGGATTTATTCTGATTTAGACCTTGATTTCACAAGAAATCCGGTTACAGGAGATGTGGTAAAACTTGTTGATGTAGACGCTGTTAAAAGAAGTGTAAAGAATTTAATACAGACAAATCATTATGAGAGACCTTTTCATCCAGAAATAGGAAGTGATGTAAGAGCATTGTTGTTTGAACTTATGACACCTTTGACTGCTCTTAATTTAGAAAGAAAAGTTGCTGAGGTTCTACTTAATTTTGAACCAAGAGCAAGTATAGAAAGTATCATTGCGGCTCCAGACATTGACGCAAATAGATATCATTTACAAATCAGTTTCTATGTTGTTGGTATTCAATCACCAATCATTGTTGAAACATTTTTACAGAGGTTAAGATAATGGCGTGGGTAACGGTACCAGGAAGTAATTCATTATGGCAATATGAAAACACAGCTACGGCTGCAAATACATATTCCGATTCAGCAGATGGCGCTAATTCAGTAATCGCAAACGGAATTAGAACATATACTAAACCAGGTGGCGGTACGGTAGCAACATATATTAGATGTAGAAAAACAGGTCAAACACAAGAGAGTGGTGAGTTATCAAAAACTTACTATGACGCACAATAGGAAATAAAAAATGGCAAGTACCAAACTAGATATTACTGAACTGGATTTTGACCAGATAAAAACAAATTTAAAAGTATTTTTACAAGCACAACCTGAATTTTCAGACTACAACTTTGAAGGTAGTGGTTTTGCTGTACTACTAGACTTACTTGCTTACAATACACACTATTTAGGTTTCAATGCTAATATGTTAGCAAACGAAATGTATTTGGATTCTGCTGATGTTAGAGCAAACATTGTTTCATTAGCAAAGATGTTAGGTTATACTCCTCATTCGGTAAAAGCACCAATGGCTTCAATTGATATTGTAGTTAATGACGCAAGAGGTACAACACTAACTATGAGTAAAGGTTCTGTATTTACAACTTCTGTAGACGGAACAACATATAACTTTATTACTAATACAGATACTACAACTTCACCAGTTGATGGTATTTACAAATTTTCTAGTGTACCAGTTTACGAAGGTACACCTGTAACCTTTAGATATACGGTTGACACACTAGACCCAGACCAAAAATATCTAATACCTAGTATTGACGCTGATACAACAACATTAAAAATTAAAGTACAAAAAAGTTTAACAAATACAGATTCAGAAACATACACAAGTGTTTCTGGATTGTTAAAATTAAATAACAAAAGTAAAATATACTTCTTGTCTGAAACAGATACAGGTAAGTTTGAAGTTAAATTTGGTGATGGTATTATAGGTAAGAAATTAGAAAGTGGTAACATTATTATTATGGATTACATTGTTACCAACAAAACAGACTCTAACGGTGCAAACTTATTTAATCCTGCAGGGAGTATCGGTGGCTTCTCTAATATAACGGTTACAACCGTATCAGCTGCAGGTGGTGGTTCATCAGCAGAAACAAAAGAGAGTATTCGTTTCAATGCACCTCTACAATATACAGCACAAGACAGAGCGGTTACTACTTCTGATTACGAAACAAAAGTAATGTCAATTTATCCTAATGCACAATCAGTTAGTGCTTGGGGTGGAGAAGATGATGAGACACCAGTTTATGGTATTGTAAAAATTGCAATCAAACCTATGAGCGGTTCTTCATTAACAACACAATCTAAATCAGATATCATAAAACAATTAAAAGAATATAATGTTGCTTCAGTTTCACCTGTTATTGTGGATCCTGAAATCACAAGTATTGTTTTAACTTCAACTGCAAAGTATGACGAAAGAGCAACAACAAAAGACTCTGCAACACTTAAAGCAAACATCATTACTTTATTAGGTACTTACAATGTATCTACACTACAAAAATTCGATAGTATGTTTAGACATTCTAAAGTCGTTAAACTAATTGACGATACAGACAATAGTATACTATCTAACACAACAACACTAAAGATAAGAAAATCATTTACACCTACTTTAAATTCATCTTTGAAGTATAGTGTATTCTTTAGAAATGCTGTTTACAATCCACATACTAGTCATAACTCAACTGCTGGTGGTGTTGTTTCATCATCTGGTTTTAAAATACAAGGTTCTACTAACGAACAACTTTTAGATGATGACGGTAATGGTAACATAAGAAGATATTATCTATCAGGTGCGACTAGAGTTTATACTAACTCAACACAAGGCACGATTGATTACACAACTGGTGAGATTACAATTAACTCACTACAGATTACAGAAATTTCAAATATAAGAGGGAGTGCTTCAACGGTGATAGAACTGACCGTGCAACCTGCTTCAAATGACATTGTTCCTGTTAGAGACCAAATTTTAGAGTTAGATATTCCTAATTCAACAATTTCGGTTGACAAGGATTCCTTTGTCGGTGGAAGCTCGGATGCCGGTGTTGGTTATACTACCACTTCAGCATATTAATTAAATGAAGTTTAATAAAAAGATTACAAACCTTTTACAAGGTCAAGTACCTGATTTTGTAATTGAAGAGCATCCTAAATTTTTAGAGTTTGTAAAAACTTATTTCCAATTAATGGAAGCCGCTGAGCTTTCTATTTCATCTTCTCAATCAACAGACGGTATATTACTTGAAACAGAAACAGGTCAATCTAATACTTTATTATTAGACGCAAGTAGACTTGGTTCAGAAGCAACTCAAATAGACGCAGGTTCTAAAATCTTACAAGAACAATCATCATTTGGTAAATTCACAAATGGTGAAACTATTAAAGGCGAAACTTCTAATGCGACAGCAGTAATACTTACAGAAGATTTATTAAACGGAAGATTATTCATTACAGCAGAAGATAAATTTATAGAAGGTGAAACGGTCACTGGAGTTTCTTCTGGTGCGTCTGGTGTATCTGGAAAGTATAGACCTAATCCAGTAAAAACAATACAAGACTTATTATCGTTTAGGGATCCTGATAAAGTTATCTCACATTTCTTAGGTCAATTTAGAAATGAAGTACTAACTACAATACCAGAAAATTTAACAGAAGGTCTAAACAAAAGAGAATTAATTAAAAGAGTAAAATCTTTATATCGTACTAAAGGTACTGCAAAAGGACACGAATTATTTTTTAGATTACTATTTGGTATTTCTTCTGAAACATTTTATCCTAAAGAACAAATGCTTAGAGTATCAGATGGTGAGTTTACATCAAATACAATATTAAGATGTATTAACTCAATCGGTGATACAGGTAAATTACTTGGTAGACAAATTACAGGTATAACTTCAGGTGCAACTGCAATTGTAGAAAACATATCTCGTTTCCAAATATCAAGTGAAGTCGTATCAGAATTTTTATTAAACCAAGAAAGTATTGTAGGTACATTCCAAGTTGGTGAAACAATTAGAGGTACTGCAAGTGATACAGATGACTTATATATTAAATCAGATGTTACCGGTATACCTGGTAAGTTTACAATTACTAATGATGGTTCACTCTTCACAGATAACGAACAAGTCGATTTAGTAGGTGGCGGTGGTGGTGCAAACTGCCAAGTCGGTGAAATAGGTGCTGGTGGTATTTCAGAATTTTATATTAATGCAAACGGTTCACAATATCAAATTGGAGACCAACTAGTTTTCAATAATGCAAATACAAACGGTGCCGGTGCTGTAGCAGAAGTTGCTGTAGTTAACGGTGCAATAGCAGGAGAGACTAGTAGTGGTTATGACCATATCATATTTGAAGACGCAACAAGTAAGAATGACATCAACCCTGGTAATAAAATAGTTTTAGAAAGTGGTCTTGGTGATATTACAGATATTAGATTAATTAAAAGTGGTTCTGGTTATACAAGTTTACCTACGGTTACGATTGCAACTGATAATGGTTTATCTGCTGAGATATACGCATATGGAACTGAAATTGGAAAACTTCTAGGTATTACTACTATCGAGTCTGGTCTTAAACACGATTTAAGTCCATCTCCACCAACGGTTAAATTACCACAAGCAATTCTTATATTAGGTCATACAGGTAACTATGTTGCCGGTGAAACAATCACTGGTGGTACATCAAGTAATACTGGTGTAGTTTTATCTTGGGATTCTACTAGAGGTCTATTAAGATTAAAGAATATTACAGGTGCATTTGTAGGACACGAAGTAATGACAGGTAGTATTTCAGGTGTTACCGGTCTAATGGCAAAAACAGATGTTGCAACTGCAACGGTCGAAATTGTAGGTACTTCTACAAGTGAAGGTAAATATATTTCAGAAGATGGTCACTTATCAGAAACAACTATGAAAGTACAAGATAGTTTATACTATCAGGACTTCTCGTATGTAATTAAAGTAGGTCGTACTATTGACACATGGAGAGACGCATTTAAAAAGACAATGCACCCAGCTGGTTTCTACTTTACTGCACAAGTAAACATTGAAAGTAGACTTAATGCGAAAAATAGAATGCCTGTTATTGGTAGGGTTACTGGTATAGAGGCAAGTCCATTTATTTCTGTATTGAATACATTGTTTGGTACAATCTTTGGAAGAAGATTAGGTACTATAGATGATGGTACTTCATTAAGAGCAAGTGGTTCTAACGCATTACAACTAGGTGTCGCAGCTGATGTTGTACAAAATGCAAAATCGCCTTTTGCAACAGATACAAGAGATTTAACTTTACATAGAACAAAGATTGCTTTCTCGTTTCAGTTTAAACCATTTTATAACTTTAGAACGGTCAATACAAACTTTGGGTCTGTATATGCTGGACCTCGATTAAGAAGTTTCAATAAATACTTTCAACAATCTATGTCTGCTTCTGCAATGAATTGGGCTAGAGTAGCAGAATTAAAGGCAATAGGTACAAATACTGCAGCTGATGGTACAGACTTGCAATTTGGAGATATAACTACTATTGCAAAGACTTATATTACATACCCGGCAGCAATACTTGTTCCTCAAGGTAGATTTAGTAATACACAGAAAAAATTTAGTAGTGCAACGGCGAAGTTTAGCTCAACTACATAAGAACGCTTATAAATATTAGGATAGGAAGATAAAAATATGGCAAAACAAAGTATAGGATTAGGTAGTACAGCAAATGACGGTACAGGTGATAACCTGCGTGTTGGTGGTGATAAAGTTAACGATAACTTTAATGAAATCTACACAGCCTTAGGTGACGGTTCTGCATTACAGATAATAACTACTGGTGCTACATCTAACCAAGTACTCCAATGGTCTACATCAAACAATAGATTTGAACCAACTGCTTCTGCGGCTGCTGGTGATATATCTGTAGATTTAACTCCTCAACTTGGTGGCGATTTAGATGTTAATAACAACAATATTGTTTCTACATCAAGTGGTGATATTAATATTATTCCTAATGGTACCGGTAGAATTAAATTCGGTGCTTTAAGATTTCCTACAGGTGCTGGTACTGGAACATATGTACTTGCAACTGACGGCGCTGCCGATATGTATTGGAAACAAGTAGGTTCTGTAATTAACTTATCTGCTGATGTTGGGTCGAATGACGCTTACACGGTAGGTGATGTTCTTAACTTTACAGGTGGTACAGGATTAACTTCAACGGTTTTAGACGATACAATTAAATTTGATATTAATTCAGATGTTATAACTTTAGCAGATACACAAACTTTATCAAACAAAACAATAGACAACGCTATACTTACTGGAACAACTTCTGGTAATGTTCAAATTAGAGCTGCAACCATTGGTTCTTATATCGCACAAGGCGGTAACGCTCTTGCAGGATTTGAAAGTGCAACAACTTATGCTGGTGCATTTGCTGTTGATACATCAACTTACAAATCTTATTATGCAGCTAACGGAGCTTGGAACGAAATTTTATCATCAACTTCATCTATAGATGTTTTAAGTGATGTTGATACAACTACACAAGCGCCTACGAGTGGACAAGCATTAGTATGGAATGTCGGTGCAAGTGCATTTAGACCTGGTTCAATTACGACAAGTGTTGTCACAGATACAGCACCAAGTCTTGGTGGTAACCTTGATACTTCAGGATTCACAATTCAAGGAACTGGTAAATTAAGTTTAAGTGGTTCTGGTTCAATTGTAAAGGCAGATTTTACTAACACTGGTGCATTACCAAATGCTTCAACTAGTGCAGGTGCTTTTGCTGTTGCAACAAGTACACTAAAAGCATACTTTGCTACTGCTTCAGGTTGGATTAACTTATTATCAGAAAATGACTCAATTGATTTACTTTCAGATGTAGACACATCAAGTAGTGCTCCTGCATATGGACAAGTATTAGTATGGACAAATGTAGGTGGTACAGGTCAATGGAAACCTAATGATTATACTCCGGCAACTAGAGTATCAGCAAAGTTTCAGGTAACTCCAAATGGTTCAACTGATTATGTATTTAATGGTGATGGTTTTCCATCAGCACAGAATGACCCAACGCTTTATTTAAAGAAAGCACATACTTATCAATTTGAAGTAAATGCTTCTGGTCACCCATTTGCTATTAGAACTGCGTCAGGTGGTTCTGCATACGGATTTGGAGTAACCAACAATGAGTCAGCAGTTGCAACAATAACATTTACGGTGCCAATGAACGCACCTTCTACTTTATATTATCAATGTACTGCACATTCCGGTATGGGTGGAGTAATTAATATAGCATAACAAGAAGATGTATAAATATATCAAAGAACATAGGAATTAAACAATGCCAGCAATTATAACAAGCAAATTTAGAAGAAATAATGCTCAGCAATTCGAGGAATCGTTTGGTGAAGCAACTCCTAATATCTATTATCTAGGTATTGGTAAACCTACTGAATATGGTACTAAAACTAGACCAGACGGTAGAACAGAAAACATTGGAACAGATAGTGCTCCAGTAACCCCAGCAGATTCAGTACAAGACGAATATGATGTATTTGATGATTTACTTGCTGCTAAGAGGGTAACAAGCTCAGATGTGTCTTTTGCGTGTCCAAGAATTAACTGGACAACAGGTACAACTTACGATATGTACAGACATGACTATGGCAACAGAATTACAGGAACTACTACAGCACAAGCTGCTCATAGTGGTGCAACAAATTTATATGACGCAAACTTCTATGTTCTTAATTCCAACTTTGAAGTTTACAAATGTTTAGATAACGATAACAATACACCATCAACGATAGAACCTACTGGCGCTTCTATTCTTATTTTAGAAACTTCTGATGGTTACAAGTGGAAATATATGTACACTATGTCTGCTGCTCAACAAGCAAACTTTTTATCAACAGACTTTATGGGTATCTCAACAAATAGTACAACAACGACTAATGCTAAAGATGGTGCAATAGATATCATTAAAATTAAAACTGCCGGTACAGGTGGTACAGACGGAACATTTACTAGTATTCCTATAAGAGGAGATGGTGCAAACGGAACTTGTACGGTTACGATTTCAAGTGGTTCGGTTACTGCTGTTCTTCCAACAGGAACACCGTTAGGATATTCTTTTGCAAATGTAAGAGTATCAGATATTAATGCTACTTCAGGTGGTTCCTTAACTGGTGCTGAACTAGATTGCATTATTGGTCCAAAAGGTGGTCACGGATTTGACCCACACGAAGAACTAGGTGGTTTCTTTGTAATTCTTAATACTTCATTTGAAGGTGCTGAAACAGCAAACTCTGGTGACTTTACAACTGCAAACGATTTTAGAAGAGTTGCATTAATTAGAGACCCAAAATCTGCTGGTGCTGCTGTGAATACAACAACATTAAGAGCAACAAAAGCTATCAGATTAGATTCTGGTGCTGGTGTATTTCAATCAGATGAAATAATTACACAAACGAGTACAGGTGCTGTAGGTAAAGTAGTACAATTTGATACTGCAAACAATTTATTGTTCTACACACAAACAAGATATAATAATGAAGGTGTTGACGCAACTGGAAATGGAACTGCATTTAGTGGAATAAATGTGATTACAGGTTCGACTTCTAGTAGCACAGGAACACCAACTGGAAATACTGAAACGGTTAACAATGTCTCTCTAGTTTCTGGTTATGCAACTTCTGAACTTGACCAAGACTCTGGCGATATAATGTACATTGAAAACAGAGCACCGGTTAATAGAAGTGTTGACCAAACGGAGAATGTTAAGTTAATCATAGAATTTTAAAGAGGAAAATAAATGCCAAGTCCAACTGACTTTAACCTCTCGCCGTACTATGACGATTTCTCGGAAGATAAAGCCTTCCATAGAATATTGTTTAGACCAGCATTTGCTGTACAGGCTAGAGAACTAACACAATCGCAAACGATACTACAGAACCAAATTGAAAAGATGGGTAACCATATCTTTGAGCAAGGTGCTCAAATGATTCCTGGTGAGATTACTTACGATTTACAATACTATGCGATTAAGTTAACATCATTTACAGGTACAAGTAATCTAACAGACTTTGTTGGAATAGAAGTAACCGGTCAAACATCTGGTGTTGTTGCGAAAGTAATTAATTCAGATGTCGCAACTTCTACTGACCCTGCAACTCTTTATGTAAAATACACTAAAACAGGAACTGGAAATCAAACACCAGACTTTGTTGCTGGCGAAACAATTTTAGGTGTACTTAATGGAAGTACAAATATTAGTGGAGTGGTTACAAGTGCTGAAACCGGTTCTGCTGCTTCAGTTGCTTCTGGTACTTACTACATTAATGGTTATGCTGTTAATGTTTCAAAACAAACAATTGTATTAGACAAGTATACAAACACACCATCTTACAGAGTAGGTCTAACGGTTACTGATAGTATTGTAACCCCTAACTTAGATGTCTCACTTGTAGACAATGCAGCCGGTTCATCAAACGCAAATGCTCCAGGTGCTCACAGATTTAAAATAGATTTAACTTTATCTAAACTTACAACGACTTCTGTTGAAGATTCAAGCTTCATAGAGTTATTAAGATTAGAAAAAGGTACTCTCCAGAATAGAGTTAGAACAACTGAATACTCTATTTTGGAAGATACACTAGCAAGAAGAACTAGTGACGAAAGTGGCGATTACACAATCAGACCATTTGATTTAGATATTAGAGAACATTTAGATGATACTGCTGGCAATAGAGGTATCTTTACTGCTGCCGCTGGTGGTGACGCTAACAAACTTGCATTAGGTTTATCTCCTGGTAAAGCATATGTAAAAGGTTATGAAGTTGATAAAATTGGAACAACTTTTGTTCCTGTAGAAAAACCTAGAAGTCATGGAACTGAAAATGGTTTCAATACTATCTTTGATGTTGGTAACTTTCTCAATGTATCAAATGCTTATAACTCTCCGGACATTAACTTTGTAACCGGTAAGACAGAAGCGTTTAAAGGATTACAACTAAAACTTGCTAGTGAAGCATATACTGCTGGTAACATACCAACAAATGTTCAAAACAGAGTAAAAGACATCGGTCGTGCTAAATCTAAAGGTTATGAATTTAACGCAACGACAGGTGCTGGCATTTCAACTGCTTCAAACATATCTCCGTCTTCAAGTAATATATTCAAACATTATCTGTTTGATGTAGAAATGTTTAGTCATATAAAAATTCCAACAAATGTAGTATTTACAAATGGTGAAACAATCACTGGTACTACTTCAGGTGCTAACGGTATTAAAGAAAGTGTTTCAACAAATACAACTTCGGCAATCGCTACATCAACAGCTGCAAATCCAGTAGTTATCACAATGTCTGCTGATTTAGAAGTTTCTGATGGTGACGCAATTACGATAGCAGGTGTCGCAACTCAAACAGAATTAAACGACATTGTTTTCTATGTAAGACAAAAAGTCGGTGGTGTTGCAAAAAGAGAATTTGAATTGTATAACGCTGATGATGTTGCCATTGACGGTACAGGACATACAGGTGCTGGTTCCGGTGGTACTATCACAACATCTTGTGTAGTATTATCAAGTGTACAAGGTCAATTTATACCAGGTGAAACAATCACTGGTGGTACTTCATCTAATACTGCTGTAGTAAAAGCAAATGTATTTGGCAATCAAGGTTTCACACATTACGGTTCAAGTGATGTAAAAGAAGTTACCATGGCAGGAAGTCCAGTATATACTGCACAAGCTGATTTATCTGCAACATATGGAGAAAATAAAACACTATCTGGTAATATTTCAATTAGTGCTTCAACTTCGGATGTAACCGGTTTCAACACACAATTTTTAACAGAATTAAAAGTAGGAGATAGTGTTCAGTTTGCAACAACGACTGGTACTATTTTAACTAGAACGGTAATTAACATTGTCAATTCATCTTCAATCAGACTTGATAGTGCAATTTCAACAACTGCCGTTTCAAACTCATTGATTATAAGAAGAAGAGGAAAATTACAAGACGCAAGTAAAAACATTTCGTTGTTCTCTTTACCTTACACAACAATTAAAACATTAAAAACAGCAAACAACTCTGGTATTTCTGATACATCATTTATTGTAAGAAAAACATTTGTAGGTTCTTTATCTTCAACTGGTGATATTACAATTACTGCAAACACAGGCGAAACTTTTGTTGCACAACAAGAACAAGATTATTCGGTAACTATTATGTCAGCAGGTGGTTCATCTTCTGCTGGTACAGCTGGTGACAAGATATCTACAACAGGTAATAACCATGAAGGTAATGCTTGTTTCACATTAGGTGGTTCTCCAGTAGGTCGTTCATTAACTTTAGATTTTGGTGCTAATCACTCTGACCACGAAGTAAAAATTATTGCGACTATATCTAAATCTGCACAAAACGAAAAATCAAAAAATTTAGTATCAAACTCGACAACAACTATTACAACTTCAGCAGCTGCAACTGCAAATCATATTTCATTAGGTGTTGCTGACGGATATCAATTAGTATCTGTTAAAATGGCGGCTGACTTTAGTACAACACCAACTGCAAGTGATACAGACATTACAGATAGATTTACACTTGATAGTGGACAAAGAGATAACTTCTATGATATTGCTAGACTAGTAAGAAAAGAAGGTAGCTTGGCACCAAGTGGACAATTATTAATTACATTTAATTATTTCACACACGGTTCTGGTGACTTCTTTAGTGTAGATAGTTATTCTGGTATTATTGATTACACAGCAATACCTAGTTATACTTCTGATACTTCAGGAGAAACTTATCAATTAAGAGACACATTAGACTTTAGACCTAGAGTAGATGACGCAAGTACAATTAACTCTGGTACACAAGATAGAACTTATCCTGCAACAGCTTCAATTGAAGTTGTTAAGTTTAAAACAAATGTGACCACAGACCACGAATTTTACAAAGGAAGAGTTGATAAACTATTCTTAAATAAAGAAGGTGCCTTTGCAGTACTTAAAGGTGCTGAAGCAAATGTACCACAAGAGCCAGGTTCTATTGATAACGCAATGCACCTATACACTCTTTCTTTACCACCGTACACATTGTCACCAGATGATGTATCATACGAGACGGTAGAAAATAGAAGATATACAATGAGAGATATTGGTGCTATTGATAAGAAGATTGATAGAATTGAATATTACACTCAATTGTCTCTATTAGAAACTGCGGCTCAATCTTTACAGATACAAGACGCTGATGGTTTCGATAGATTTAAAAATGGATTTGTTGTAGACAACTTTAACGGTCACGGTATCGGTGAAGTAACCAACGGTTCATACAGATGTTCGATTGATTATGCAAAAGGCGAATTAAGACCTTTGTTTAACCAAGACGCTGTAAAACTAGAAGAGATTGACGAAGACGGTACAACATTAGTTGCTACTGACAGAGCGGCTGCAAACTATCAAAAGTCTGGTGATGTACTAACATTACCATTTACAGAAATAGATTTAATAAATCAACCTTTTGCTTCTAAAGCAATTAATGTTAACCCATTTGCAATTTTCAGTTGGATGGGAACAATAGATTTAA